ACAGTATTTCCTACCGTGGTGAGTGGCAATACTGAAAATAAAGTAAAAGTGCTTTTTCAAGATACAATTACCAAACAATTTGGTAACTTTAATTCACAGATTAAAGGCTTCATGCAGTATGATGTGGTTTTAAGAAATGGTAATCCATCAAACTACAGTAGAAGAATATTTGATTCTTATGTGAGTTATCAAAATACCGTTCAAAGAGTTGTTAGTCCGATTGCCTTCACACCATATGTTATAAATAGTGTGCCTACAATAGGTGGAAATGTTACCTTGGCTCAATCAAGACAAAGATATCCTAACGAGTGGAGAGCTTTGGAAAAAGAAGTTGGATTCTCAACAATACAACAATTAATATATAAAGATAGTGGTTCATATATTACAGACTTTTTTCCTGACAACAACTTAGGATTTACAGTTGAAAACATTGTTTTGTGTTCGAAATTAATAAAGATGTATGCGACACAGAAACTACTCAATCCTGGTTTGAATGCCTCAACCTTTAAAAGTCAGTTAAATACCTATTTGAATGGTCTTAACACATATCAAGATTTATTATTAAATCAAGTGATAGCCGGATTTAAAGCGGGTTTACCAAATGTATCTCAACCGACTGAGGCAACTATCAACTCTCAGATTCAAAGTATGCAAGGTAAAGTTGAGACTTATGAAGTTTTCAAAACACTGAATGACAAATGGGTTGCGGGTTCTGACTTCAAAACAAAAACACTTTTCGAAGACATATTGTTTTTAGATAGAGCGTCAAGAAACATAGGGGATACAATTATATTAGACATATTTGATATAAAAAATATGTTGAACAAGAATTACCTTAACGAAGGGATGTCTGTTTATACTTTGATTAGTGGTATTTTAATGAAAAATAACTTTACTGTTATGCCATTACCAGCCTATGTCAATTTCTACAATGCTCAAGATGTTGATGGATTAACGGTGGCGAATCCCGAAGGTTCATTAGAGTTTGCGGATAATTTGTGGGGAACTTTTAGAACTGTTGATTATAGAAAGTCTGGACCGAAGATGGTTTGTTTCTATGTTGGTAAACCTTCAGGTCATCTGAACTTGCCGAATATTGTTTCGGGGTATGGAGATGATTCTTTTGAGTTTAGAAGAAGTAGTGAGGTTCCTCTATTGGAAGACCAATTGGGAAAAACCGATTATGCAATTTCAAATAAATGTGTGGGATTCAACGTTGATATTGGTATAAGAAACCAAAACATATTCTCATCGTTTAGTGTTGGTCAAGATAATGGAAAAGCGACTTCTGAGTCAATTCAGGCTGTTCTCGAAATGGCAAACCAAACAAATACAAGAACAGTTGGAAACCAAAACGCCAGTTTATACAACTACTATAAAGGTAGAAGTTATACCTGTTCTGTTACTGCATTAGGAAATGCTTTAATTCAACCAACAATGTATTTCAATTTGAGACACGTTCCAATGTTCAACGGTCCATATATGATTACAAGTGTATCTCACACAATAAGTGCGGGAAACTTTATAACTGAATTTGAAGGTGTAAGACAGGGAGTATATGATTTACCACCAATAGATAACTTCATTCAGTCAATCAACCAAAACCTCCTTACTCAAATTGAGGCATTGGTTGTTAATAAGACAGACCGACCAACAACACAAGGAACAACAACTCAATCAATTGCGGATAATGTTGTTCAAGATGCTGATGAAAATACTTTAGCGGAACCAAACACATGTAGTAATAATTTGGATTCGTCATATATTTCATGGGTAACGACAGGGGCATCCAAAACATCTATAAGTCAGTTAGACTTTGCTGCGGCAATTAAGGCGTCAGCACCTAATAATGTTGCATTACAAACTGTAATATACATGATAAGTTATGTCAGAGGATACAGTAAAAGTCTTTCAGATACAGGTCAATTCTCAAGTTGGGACCATAACTATGGTCTTATAACTTTGGATAAGGACAATTACTCACAGACCGAAAACTTTATTCAAAATTCTTTCTTTTGTGTTAACACAAAAACACTTGGAGGTATTAAGCAACTACCGGCAGCAAGATTCAGAAGTCTTGACTCATATCTCACATTTATGAGAAATGTTATTGGAAGTAGAATTAATGAAATTCAAGACCAAGGAGGTATTTTGAAATATTATGTTACATCGTTTCCAGTTGATAGTATGTCATCAGAGGAATATGAGAAAGACAAAGAGAGATATTTGAAAGAGTTTACTCCATTATTTAATGCTGCGGCATTGAATGCTGCTCAAAATGGATTGAGAGGTGCTGTAGTTGTGGAAGAACCTGCAAAACCACAAGAGCCACAAAGTCAAGGTAATACACCGGCACCAACACCAACATGTCCACCAACAACAGTATCGTCATATTCACCGTTGACAGCTTCTACAGGGACAATTATTACAATTAATGGAACTAACTTAGAATTTGTAAGAGAAATTAAAGTTGCAAATCAACCGGTTGATATTAGGTCAATTCAATTAATAGGAACCACTAAAATTAAATTCTCGGTTCCAACTTTGAGTGGTGGAGTTCCTGGTGGTCAATATAATATAACATTGGAAAGTTATAATAATACATCACCAATAATATTAACACCACCACTTACATATGCATAGAATGTAATTTAACTATTTCATTATATTTATAATAAACATATTTTTTATGAACATTAAAACAGCCTTAGACAACTACCTTGGAAAATCAGTGAGATTTTCTGAGCAAGACAACGGTAACGGAACAAAAGAAGTTTGTGATTTAGACACAGGCGAATGTTATGTTGTTAGAGAAAAAGATGGATTGATTGAAAGAGCGGGACATCAAGTATACACGAATAGAAAAGTTAAAGTGGAAACCGCACACGGAATAAAACAATTATTAAACGGATAATAAAATGAGTTTAGACAAAAAAATTCTAAGTGAAATTCAAAGATACAAGAGTATCAACAAATACATTAATGAGCAAGAAGCTCCATTACCACCAACAGACCCTGTGGCTGATGAAGTGACTGCTGCTATCCCACCAACAGGTGCGGGTGAAGGAGCTCCTGCGGCACCATTAGCACCAACTGCACCGGCAACACCAGAAAAAATTGATGTTGAAAATGACCCAGACGTTGAAGTAATAGACGACGAGGGTAACTCAACGGAAGGTGAGGAGAGTGGAACAGAAGAGTTAGAAATAACTGACCTTGTTGATTCTCAAAAAAACATCGAACAAAAACAAGATGAGTATTTCAATAACCTTTTTGGACAAATCTCAAAGTTAGAATCAAAACTATCTGAGATGGATGCTCTAATGAATAAACTCAATACTATCGAAAATAAAATCGAAAAGTATAGAGAGAAAACTCCACAAGAAAAGTTAGAATTAAGAACTTATGATTCATATCCTTTCAACCAAAAGTTATCAGATTTCTTTGATGACAAAAAAATTGAGATGGAGAAAACAGGTAAAAAAGATTACGTTTTAACTTCAGATGATGTTGAAGACATTAATCCAACAGATATAAGGAGTTCGTTCCAACCAGGTCAAGACATGGTTTAAAATTCTTAGAAGGTCATCGAAAGATGACCTTTTTTATTTGACATCAGAGATACTTTCAACTATATTTATAATTCAATTTAAACACTTTAATTATTTAAAAAATGAGTAATGTATTAGACGCCGTATTGGCACAGTATGAGAAATCACAAAACGCATCGGGCGGGGCCCAAAGTAAGATGTCGCAAGACGAAAGAATGAAAAAGTATTTCGCTTTAATCCTTGGTGATAAAGAGAAATCAGGACAAAGAAGAGTAAGAATCCTTCCTACTCAAGATGGTTCATCACCATTTAAAGAAGCTTGGTATCACGAAATCCAAGTAGGTGGTCAATGGCAAAAGTTCTATGACCCAGGAAAAAATGACAACGAACGTTCACCTTTGAATGAGGTTTACGAAGAGTTGATGTCTACGGGTAAAGAATCAGATAAAGAATTAGCGAAACAATATAAGTCTCGTAAGTTTTATATCGTAAAAGTAATCGATAGAGACCACGAAGAAGATGGTCCAAAGTTTTGGAGATTTAAACACAACTACAAGAATGATGGTATCTTAGATAAAATCATTCCAATTTGGAGAAACAAAGGTGACATCACTGACCCTGAAAAAGGTCGTGACCTTATCATCGAGTTAACCAAATCTAAAACACCTGCTGGTAAAGAATATACAAGTGTGTCTACAATTATGTATGATGACCCAGCTCCTGTTCATGAAGAAAAAGAACAAGCAAATGCTTGGGTTAACGATGAGTTAGGTTGGACAGATGTTTATTCTAAAAAACCTGTAGAATATCTTGAGTCTATCGCTCGTGGTGAAACTCCAAAATGGGATAGCGAAAAAGGTGGATATGTTTATGGTGATTCATCTGTTGAAACAACAACAGTTGGTGGAAGTAAATCTAAAGAAAAGGTTGCTGACCCACAAGAAGATTCAGAGGTAGATACTGATTTACCGTTCTAATTTTATAACCAAGGGTGGTGAAAGCCACCCTTATTTTTTTTCATATGACATTTAAAGAAGAAATTGAAATACAATCAAGAGATAATAAAGTATTGTCTTACGAGATATTAAGTCAATTAAAAGATAAAAATTACTTCTCAGGTAGAAGTAAACAAATTGGTGATACCGTCCTTTTTGGTATGTTAAAAGAAGAGGATGAAGACGGAGAACTACACATTAGATTAGTGACTTTCCACGAAGAGGAAATTGGCACGTTATACGAAGAAGATAGTATCTTCTACAAAAGACCGAAAGAAAACAAATTACCAAACATTAAAAGAATAGAAAATGGCAATCAAGAAGAACAACTTTAATAAAGTTAAAGAGAAGTTTTCAACTTCAGCAAAATATAA